AAAAAAAAAAAAAAAATATTAGTTACACTTAGTTTTTTTCTTCTTTTTTTCCTTTTACGGGAAATTAATTGGTTATAGGGGGGGTATGGGGGGGTGAAAAAATTTTTTTTGGAATTTTATGCGAGCAGGGGTTGACAAATATTCATGTCGGTGCTATATTTTGTTTTGAAAACTGAATCGGGGCGCCGAGAACGCTGAGAGAGCGGCAAAAATCGGGCAGACAAAGAGCTGCCCGGTCGAAAATAAATCGACTTAGGCCGCCGTCGGAAGACCCGCAGAGGGCTTTTTAAAAGCTACAGCGGATGCTTTCGGTGGCGGTTTTGTCTTTTTGCGAGGGAGAAAAACGGTGAAAAAACGTGGCGCGAACAAATTTACCGCAGAAAAAAAGAACCAATTTTTACAAGCTTTACGAGAGTACAGCACGATTACTCACGCTGCTGAAGCTATTGGAGTCTCCCGCATAACTATTTTCGAACACCGAAAGAAAGATCCGGAATTTGACGCTGCGGTCGAAGAGGTACTCGAAGAAGTCACTGATGAGCTTGAAAGAGAAGCTATCCGCCGAGCAAAAGACGGTTCAGATACATTGCTCATTTTTCTGCTGAAAGGGAATCGCCCGGAAAAATACCGCGAGCGGATTTCCCAGGAAATCACAGGCCCTGCCGGAGGTGCGATTGAAGTTGTCTTCGTGAGTAACAATGAGAACAAAAAAGCGAACAAGAATCGAGATAGTTTGGGAGAAACAACTCCGGCAGATTAATTTCCTCGCAGCCTGCGGCCTGGCGCACCCGTTTTTGGGCGGGAAACCCCAGGCACCGGTAGCACAGGTGATCGCCTACGGCGGGAGCGCGGGCGGGGGAAAATCCGATGCGCTACTGGTGGCGGGGATTGTCGGCGGGCTAACTTTTCCAGGAATTAACATCGGTTACTTCCGGCGGAAATACCCGGAGTTGGAGGGTCCCGGGGGCGCGATACTCCGGAGTCACGAGCTCATGAGCTCATGGGCGAAGTGGAACGGAACCCAGCGGCGGTGGGTGATGCCGACAGGCTCAATTCTCCAGTTCTGCCACTGCAAAGACGAGAACGACGTTTTTAACTACCAGTCCCAGCAGTTCGACATTTTGCTCATCGACGAAGCGACGCAGTTCACCAGATTCCAGTATCGCTACTTGATTACGAGAAACAGGGCGACGAGGCCGGGAATAATCCCGTTCACGGCGCTGGCTTCGAACCCCGGGAACGTCGGACACGTCTGGTTCAAGGCGGAATTCATCGACCCCGGGCCGCCCGAGCGGGTCTACGACGTCGAAGTCGAACCGGGGATTTTCGAGAGGCACATTTTCATCCCGGCGAGGCTCGACGACAACAAGGTTCTCGTTGCCAGGGACCCGGGCTACCGGCAGAGGCTTCTCGCTCAGCCGGAGCATATCAGGAAGGCCCTGTTGGAAGGCGATTGGGACATCTTCGCGGGGCAAGTGTTCACCGAATTCCGGCGAGACATTCATACTGTCGAGCCGTTTGAGATACCTGCGGGCTGGCGGAAGTGGCGGGCTCTGGACTTCGGTTATACCGCTCCGGCCTGCTGCCTGTGGCTGGCGGTTGATTACGACCGGAACGTCTACGTCTACCGGGAATTGTATGTCACCCAGCTAACCGCAAGCCAGCTTGCGAAGAAGATTCTCGAACTCACTTCTCCGGAGGAGCGAATCTCGTACACGCTTGCAGACCCGGCCACGTTCGCAAAAACCGGGCACGAGGGAGAAAGCATCGAGCAGACTATGCGGAAGGCCGGAGTTCCGCTCACGAAGGCGGACAACGACCGCCTGGCGGGGAAGCAACGGGTGCACGAGTATCTCCAGGTGTTCGAGGGGCAGGACGGCAGGCCGACGGCAAAACTGAAGATTTTCAACAACTGCATCAACCTCATCCGGACTTTGCCCCAGCTTATCTACGACGAGCACCATCCGGAGGACGTGGACACGGACGGGGAAGACCACGCCTACGACGCCTTAAGGTACGGTCTCATGCAGGCACCGGCGGCTCCGCTTACCGAGGAAGAGCGGAAAAAGCGGGCGTGGATTAGGCGAAGGCGGGAGAGACCCGCAATCAGCGGGATTACGGGTTACTAGAAACCAGGGAGGATACCTAATGCCGGACTTGCGCGAAACTACCGCAGAACTCATATCGCGCTTCAACTACGCCGAAGGCTGGCGGCGGCAGTACGACGAGCGCGCCATCGAGAACTATAAGCTCTACACCGGCTACAGGGAGTCCCTGCCGCCGGAACTGAAGGGGCGCTCGAACCTGCACATCCCCAAGACGTACGAGCTCGTGGACTCCCTGCGGGCGAGGTATCTCCGGGCTTTATTTTCCGCCACGCCGGTGATTGAATACATCCCGAACCCCCTACTTTACTTCCAGGAGGGCTTGAGCCCTGCCGATTATATACAGCTTTTGCTTCGCGCCGAAGACAGCGCGAAGTACAGCACTTACCTGGTCGACCAGCAACTGCGGAACACCGATGTCTACCGGAAGTTTTACGACTGGATTACGAGCTTCCTGGTGTTTCCCGCCGGAATCCTGGCGGTCGGGTGGAAGTACGAGCAGAAAATCATCCGCCGGTGGGGGAACCGGTACGACCCGGTATTCGGCCTGCTGGTGAAAGCGGTAGTAGAACAACCCGCCGTCACCTACGACGACAACGACCTGCAGTACGTGGACTACTTCGACTTCTGGCCGGACCCGCGGGGGACGAACCTGGACAACTGCCGCTTCGTGTTCCACCGGGAATGGTGCACAGAGCAGGAGTTGCGGGAGAAGCTGGAGGTTCTCGCCCGGGCGGGAAGCGGGGAAATCTACGAGCCGGAGGACTGGGACGCGCTGGTTGCCGCGGGCAGCCATCTCCAGGGCGGGGCGAGCGAGAGGATGGCGGAGGTCGGCTTAGCGGCGGAGACGGGACAGGGTCACTGGCGGGACATCCGGCGCGGCTACCTGATCGAGCTCCTGCACTACTGGGAGGACGAGAGGCACGCCATTATCGCCAACCGCACCGAAACGGTGTTCGACGGTCTGAACCCGTACTGGCACGGGAAGAAGCCGTTCGTGGAGACCAGCTTCGACCCGAAGCCCGGGGAGTTCTACGGTTTCAGCGCGGTGGAGCTCATCGAGCACCTGCAGCACGAACTGAACACGAACCGCAACCAGAGAATCGACAACGTAAGTTTTGTCCTCAACCGCATGTGGAAGGTGCGCCGCAGCGCCGACGTCGACGAGAGCGAGCTCATCTCCAGGCCGCATGGAGTTGTCTACGTCGACAGCCCGGACGACATCGAGAACGTCGAAACCCCCGACGTAACCGCTTCCAGCTACCGCGAGGAGGAAATCGTCAAGCAGGATATGGACAACGTCCTGGGCGCGCCGGCAGTGGTGAGGGGAGTAGACCCGGAACGAAGGCAGACCGCCACCGAAATCGTGACCAAAGGCGGGGCCGCGGATATGAAGTTCCAGACGCGTGTAATGCTGTACGAATCGGTTATCGAGCGCCTGGCGATCCTGCTCGACATGAACAACCAGCAATTCGTCGACAGGCCGCGGATTTTCCGCATTGAGGACGAGTGGAAAATCGTCACCCCGGAAGAACTGCGGGGACATCACCTTTACCGTCCCGCGAGTCACAGCCTGGACGTGACCGCGAACCGGGAAATCAGGCGGCAGCAGGTGCTGGAACTCATGAAAGTCGTCCAGGGAAATCCCAATATCGACCAGTGGGAACTCCTGAAGCTGGTGCTGGACGCCTACGGCATACGGGGAACGGAGAAGCTCCTGATGCCGAAGGAACAGGTGCAGCAGGCGATGCCGGGGACGGTGCCGGGCGGAGCGCCTGCCCAGGCCGGTTTGCCGCAGCAGATGCTCGCTACTATTATGGGGCAGGCGGCGCAGGGAGGTGCAGGAGGTGCCCTTTAAATCTCATGCCCAGAGGAAAAAGTTTTATGCCATGGCCGAGCGCGGAGAAATTCCCTGGTCGACCGTCGAGGAGTGGGAGAGGGAAACCAAAGGCAAAAAACTTCCCGAGAAGGTGAAGAAGAATGGCGAGAAAAAAAGGCGCGGCGCTGGCAAAAGCCGCGGCAAAAGCGTACGAAAAAGCAAAAAGAGAAAGTGAGCCCGGAGAGGGCGGGAGGTTTAAGGCTCTGACGAAGGCGATTGCCGCCCGGGGCAAGGTAAAAAACCCCGCTGCGGTGGCCGCAGCTATCGGCAGGAAGAAGTGGGGCAAAGAGCGGTTCCAGCAGATGGCCGCCGCAGGGAGAAAAAAGAAGTCCTGAACTACCGGGAATTCTGGAAGCGGGCCTTCTTCACCTGCCTCAAGCGCCGCCGGTTTCGCTTGGCGTGCAGGGCGTTTAAGAGATGGCTTTACCGGGTGGTGAGGAGTTGAACGAGCAGCAGTATCAAGATTTGCAGGACTTGATCAGAACTCCCGGCTGGCGAATGGTCGCGGAGCACATCGAAAAGCAGATTGCGGGACTTTTAATCGATTTGGAGCGCAAGGAATTCGAAAATCTCTCCGAAGTCGCGCTCATTCAGGGGAAAATCCGAGCTTTCCGGGCAGTGCTGGGATACCCAGGAACACGCCTGGAGAGCTTTGAGAAAAAGCTGAACACGCTGAAGGAGGCAAATAAATAATGTCGGATGGTAAAGACGGGAACCTGATTGACCAGATTTTCGGCAATCAGGCCGTAGAGGAAGAGCAAAAGGGAGAAAAAGGACAGGCCCCGCAAGTTTCGGGGGAACCTGGCCAGAAGCAGGAAGAAGAGCAAAAAGAAAGCCAGGAACCGGTTAAGAAACTGGCTGGCAGGTTCGAGTCGGTTGAGGAACTGGAAAAGGCTTACCGCGAGCTTGAAAAGTGGGGAACCAGGAAGTCCCAGGAAGCTGCTGCGATACGCCGGGAACTGGAGGAACTGCGAAAACAAGCAGCTCCGGACATGACGGCCAGGCAGCAGGAAGAGTGGAGAAAGCAGGTGCAGGCGGCAATCAACGCCGCTACGGTGGACGAGAACCCGGAGCCTCTATTGCAGCTCATCGGGTACATGGCAGACAAGATCGCCGAGGAGAAAGTAACCCAGCAGTTGGGCGAAATCGCCCCTCTCGTCCAGCAGCACCGCTTCCAGCGCGAAGTTGACGCCTGGCTTGCCGAAAATCCGGAAGCCGGGGAGCACATCAACGACATGATCAAGCTCATCAACGCGGAGCCGGAACTTGTGACGAGACCCGGCTGGCTGGACAGGGCCTACTCGCGGGTGCTCAGGCAGAAAGTGAGTCTCGCAAAGCAGGTCGGCGCAGAAACTTCCGCCAAAATCCAGGCGGAAAAGCAGGCAGCCGGGATGCCGGGGGCCGGAGCGAGGAACACGAAGGCTCCCGAGACGGATGAGGAAAAACTCTTGAAGACTATTTTCGGAGAAAGCGGCCCGAGGAAGATGTTCGACTTTTGAGGAGAGTGATGTTTAAGTGGCTGTTTTAACTTTTGATTTTGATACCCAACGCCGGGATCTGGATGTATCCAAAGAAATTACGAGGTACATTCCGGAGGAAAATCCCTGGCTGGTGATGCTTACCCAGTCTAGGACAAAAGGAACTAAGACCGCTACCTTCTACTGGTGGGAAGAGGACGTTTACGCGTTAGTCCAATAGCGCCGCTTAGAGGTGACTCTAAGATGAAAACCTTACCAAATGCTGGAAACTCTCTGTATCCTGAGATACCGAAGTGTGAAAATGCTCAGGTGGAGACAATCAGCAGGGTTGATCTGGCCTGGCTTGCAGGGCTTGTAGATGGGGAAGGATGTATAGCTCTTTATCGTGATACTCAACGTTCACGTTTAAGAGCAGCAGTTGTAATTGCGAATACTGATGCCAGAATAATTGCAAAGATAAGTAAAATTCTATACGAAGCCAATATTAAATATCATTATACTTTACGCAAGCGGAAAAATTTTTGTTTATCGATTACAACTATAGGGTTTAGATCATGTAAAAAGTTATTAGAAATGGTCCTTCCTTATCTTGTGGGCAAGAAAGAACAGGCCAAGTTAATGGTGGAGTATCTTGATTATAGAATTGGCTTATTTCAATCAACAACAGATCAAAGGAGAGCCGCCAATGGGTGGTTTGTGAAAACTCCTGAAATGCAATACGGCGAAATAGATGAATACTATTACAACAAAATGAGAGAACTCAAAACTCCGCCGATTGACCCTCAACGACTTCAACGTAAGGCATCTCAACCCCTGCAGTTGAGATGATGGTATAGTCTGACCTGCATAGCGATATGCAGATTAACAAAAGTGATTGGACCCAAATCAACAACGTAGGCGGCTATGCCGCAGGCGCTACCGATATTGTCGTTGACAACGCTACTGTATTCCAGCCTAAGGATATTGCGAAGATACCGCGCACCGGAGAAATTATGTTCGTCACGGCAGTAAACACCACAACAAACACTCTAACCGTTGTGCGGGGCTACGGTGAAACCGCCGCTGCCGCCATCAATGATGATGATTACATCCTCTGCCTGGGCAACGCGATGGAAGAACGCTCGGACGTTCCCGCCGAAAAGCTCTTGCAACCCAGCAAGTTATACAATCACTGCGGGATCATCAGAACGCCCTTCGGCGGGTCCGGCACGGTGCTGGCCGAACAGCAGATAACGAACGAGCAGGAAAGGGCACGCCTGACCAGGGACAAGAGCCTCGACCACCGGCTTGCGATGGAGCGGCAGTTGCTCTTCGGAGAACGGAAAGAGGATGCCACCAACAAGCGCCGCATGAGCCGGGGCCTGGAGAAGTTCATCGTAACCAACGTTTACGATGCCGGTGGAACTGTTACCGAGACCGAGTTCGACCAGCAGGTATGCGAGAAAGTGTTCAAATACGGCACCAGGCGCAAAGTGCTCATCGCTTCCGACCGCATGGTGTCCATCATCAACGGTTTCGCCAAAGAAAAACTCCAGGTCTCCCAGGGAGCCAAGCAGTACGGCCTAGAATTGATGGAGTACGTTTCCCCGCACGGGCGGCTGGTAATCGCTCCCTCTAAAACGCTTGAACAATACTACGCATATCACAGTTTCATCGTCGACATGAAATACATCGCTTACCGGCCACTGCGCGACACTACTTTACGCCGGAATATCCACAACCCCGGAATAGACGGCTTCATGGACGAGTACCTGACGGAGTTCGGTCTCGAGGTTAAGGTCGAAAAGGCGCACATGATGATCAAGAACGCTCAAAACTAATCGATCTAAGGCAGGGCTCCCCTGCCTTGCCTTAGATCTCTACTTTTTAGGGAGGATTGAGACTTTATGCCTGAAGTCGAATTCATTTCCACTTACAAGGAAATCAACTACAAAGTCCCGGAAAGCAACAAGTTCGCCAAATTCCATCAAGGCCGGTTTGCGACAAAAGATGATCAGGTTGTTTCCTACCTGCGGGAGCACCCGGACTATGGAGTGACGTTGACCGAGGTAGACCGGCCCGGCAAGAGCATTGCCGTTGAAGTGTCCATCTGCGACATCTGCGGCAAAGTGTTCAAGACAAGGCAGCAGTTGAGCGCCCACAAGCTCTCCTGCAAGCCGAAACCCGAAGAGAACAAAGAAAACAAAAAAGAGGAGCTGGTTTAAATGGCTACCTTAACCGGTATCAAGGAAAACGAATATCTAAACGGTTGGATTGTCAAGGCGAACGCCGACAACGCCGCGGCTACGGCAACCAAAGCCGCCTCTCCCGGCCAGGCGCACTATATTACCGCTGTGGCGGCGGGATTCAGCGCGGCCGCTACAAAATTACTCCAGGTCAAGGACGGAGATACCGTAATTTTCGAGGCTCCGATCAACACCGCCGGGACGTTTCATTTCCCTTCCCCCATCAGGGGCACGACCGGTAACGCGGTGAGCGCGGTCCTGGCAGCGAGCGGCACGGCGGGAACCATCGGCTATGTCAACCTGGTGGGATTCACGGTGTAAAGGAGGCGCAACTCTTCATGGAAGACGTTCTCTTCACGATTAAACTCTCTTTCGCCTGCGCCGGGGGCTTCCTGGTGGGGCTCTTGGGGGGCTGGGACTTGGCGCTCAAGATTCTCGTGCTTTTCGTCGTACTGGACTATGTTACCGGTCTCATTGTGGCGGTTATGGAGAAGAAGCTCAATTCGGATGTGGGTTTCAAAGGGATCACCAGGAAAATCCTGCTCTTCGTGCCGATAATCATCGCTTACTATCTCGACAACCTGACGGGGCACGCGGTCCTGCGCTCTATCGCGATACTCTTCTACATCGTAAACGAAGGGTTGTCCATCCTTGAGAACCTAGTGCGCGCCGGGGTGCCGGTGCCCGGGCAGGTGAGGGATACCCTTGAGGCTCTGAAGAGCGGGGATAAGGCTGTGAAGGCGGGGGGATAAAGCATGGCCTCTTTATACGACCTTCTGGAACGGTGTATCGACTGGGCAACGGGGAACGCGAAGGTTCAACTAACAGGCAGTATACCCACAGAATACAAGCTGTTTGAAAACCTGCAAATCCGCGATACAACCGAAAAAATAAGTGCAATGGCTACTCTCTCATATCGGCGCGAACCGAACATGGTACTCGCTGCCTACAACCAGCACGACCAAGCGGTGACGATTACCGTTCTAAACGGCAAAGTCAATATTGGTGCTTACACCTTGATAAAATCTATTACCACCTCGCTGTCTGTACCGGCAAGTAGCTTTATAGTAAAAACTGCTGTTGACTACGCAGACCTGAAGTCTGCTTTTCAGATGGCGTACGCAAGGGTGCAATGCACCACTGCACCGACGACCGGGCGGTTCGATATGTCCGTTTTTCAAATCTAGTGGGGTGATTACGAATGACTGCTACCGAGTGGCTGTTGAGTAAGGGGTTCAGGTTATCTGACATGCCCGACGAGAAGCTGGGCTTTGAGGCGATTCCTGGATACGTAGCTTCGGTGGAATTCTTCGAGGCTGTGTTTTACCCTGCGATTGCTCAGGCTGAGCAAGCAGGGCAGAGCAGCTATCAGGCCGTGATGAGTGTCCCAGGAGGCACGAGAGGTTGGGAACTCTACTTCGAGGACTGGAAGCGGCGCGGGATTTTAACCTAATGGGTGGCGCTAGTAGAGGTAAATGATATGGAAAGAAAATATTGCGTAACCTTTGATGCACAAGGTATACCCTTGACATGGTTTAAATTCGAGGATGAGTACGACTTATTAGGTAAATTGGAGGTTAAACCTAACGGGTACGCTTATCATGACTTTTTTACCCGGCCACAGGTTGCCGAGTGGTTTGTACTTGATGACGATGACTGAGTAACGGGTGGCGATAGTTAAAAGAGGTGGTTCAAATGTCAGAAAAATGGAAATTTGTGATAGATCCCGGACATGGTGGAAAAGACCCGGGCGCGCTCAGCCCGGCAGGTCACCGGGAGAGCGACAATAACCTCGCAATCGCCAAATTAATCCGGGATATGGAGCCCGGCTTCGGCGGGAAAATTGAGTTTTATCTCACCAGAACCGGAAACGATACCGTGAGCCCCGCAACGAGGGCGGCATACGCCAACCAGATCCAGGCGGATTATTTTATTTCCGTCCACCAGAACAGCGATTCCCTTCGCCAGGGAAAAGGGATTGAAGTTTTTGCCCTTGCGCCCGGCGGGGAAGGAGAAAAATTAGGCGGGGTTCTCCTCAACAGGCTGATTCGGCAAACCGGCTTAATCAATCGGGGCTTGAAGTTCGCCAACTATACTGTCCTAAAGGAAACGAAGATGCCTGCCGTTTTGTGCGAAATAGGCTTCATCGGAACCCTGGAAGAGGCTCAGGTGATTTCAAAACCGGAGTTCCACAGGCAGGCCGCCTTGAGTATCTGCGAGGGCATTGCGGAGTACCTGAAGATTCCGTTTTCGCCTCCGGAAGAGAAAAAAGAGCCTTCTCTCTCCGTTGAGGAGATAAACAACCTCAAGAGCCGGGTTGCGGAACTGGAGAAAAGACTGAAGGAAATACGGGAATTCGTGCTGCTGAAAACTTATAAATAAGGAGCCCTGGAGAGAAATGAAGCGTGTCCAACTCTTTTCCTTGTTCGAGAAACACAAAAAGAAGCCGGATAAGGAAAGAAAAGAAACCATGCGCCGGGAGTTAATCGAATACCTCAAATCACCCGAAGGCCAGGAGGCACTGAAGAAAGCTCCCAGGGTTACGGTGGAATTCGAGCCCAACTTTCCTCTCCAGGAGCAACCGGTCGAGCGGATTGCCGACTTGATTTTACGGGAGTTCGATTGAAATGCCGATGGACAGAGTGACACTGCGCCAAACCGTCAGGCGTATACTTCTTGACCAGGCCGCGCCGACGAGTTCTCGCTGGTCGGACGACGACCTGAACCGGTTTCTAAACGAGGGCCTGCTGGAAGTCTCCAAAGCGGCCAGGAGGCGCAAGACAACGGCAATTGCCTTTGTCGCCGGTGAAAGCGAAAAACCTCTTCCCGCCGACATGCTGAAGATAGACGGGTATCCTCTCTGGCAGACATCCGGGGAGAGCGGGAAGAAAGAGTTGCAGCCGGGCAGCGATCCTTATCCCGTTGACGATGAAAGCACCGGCACTCCCGAAGAGTACTGGCTGATGAGCAGTTCTATACTCGTCCGGCCCGTGCCGGATGCAGGCGGAACTTTGACCCTGGTATATTTCTACAAATTCCCGGAACTGGCTACGGATGAGAGCGTGCCGGAACCGGCGGGCGTCGACGGGACTCTCATCGCTTACGCTTTGTGGCAGGCGCTCGACTTCGACGGCAACCCGGTTGCCAGCGTATGGGAAAAGAAATTCGCCCAGCAGATCGTCGGGTGGGCGTCTGCGGAATTAAGACTCTACCGGAGGAAACCAACGCAGGTTAACGTAATCAGGTGATGCAGGTGGCCAAGAAGCAAACCAAAAGAAAGCAAGAGGAAGCCTTCGAGCGGATTTTCGACTGGTCCGGCGGGATGAATAATGCCGTAAACCCGGCGCTCCTGAACAATAACGAGAGCGTTCTGCTAAAGCATTATACCCTGGACGAGAAGGGAACTCTTTTCCCCGCAAAGGGAGCGCAGAACAGATACGCTTCTCCTTTCGGCACATCCCCGACGGCGGGAATGGGCGCTTACTATAAGTCCGACGGCACGACCAGGCTTCTCATCGGCGCAGAGGACGGCAAGCTCTACGTCGATACTCCTCACCTGGTGAATTCCTACGACACCCAGGGGGAATTCAACGCGGGAAAGTACCAGGCTACTGTCGCCACTTCAGACGGCAAAATCTGGCCGATGAGCGTTTCTACCGGGTTTGAAGATGGGCTGTTTGCTGATTTCCACGTCAGGGACTCCGGCTGGACGATTGACGATACCGTTTACAAAACCGGAGCAAAATCCGCTAAAGGCACCGGGACGAACCAGAAATTAATCCGGGAATTCGGCTTCAACGCTTCTCAGGTTTATATCAAGCTGGCCTGCCGCTTTGCCGAGACGAACCAGGTCCACTACCCGGTTATTTTCAAGTCTCCTACAGACACCGAGATCCAGGCGGTAGTAGCCGGGAGTGACGGTCACTTCAAGTATCACAACGGGACCGCCCTGACGAACTTCCCCACCGACAAGACCTACGTCGCCAACACCTGGTACGTGGTAGAAGTCTGGGTTAGAGGCGGCACCTTCTGGGTGAGCATCGACGGGGTAAGTATCACCCCATCTGGTTTGACCATGAAGGACACCGCTAACAATTCCCAGACTCAGGTCGCGAAGGCCGTGGTTCAGAACGCGGGGGCTACTTCGGCTACGATGTGGGTTGACGATGTTCTTGTAAGCCTCCTTGACCCGGTGCTCTCCCGCTCCTCCGTCGCCTACAAATCCGACGGCACCCAGGTTGCCGCCAACGTTCCCCGCTTCGAGGCGGGGAAGTTCAGTCAGGCGATAATGGTGGAGGAGGGGACGACGAACCTCCTGACGGCGAACCAAAGTAGCGTGGAGACGGATACAACGGGGTTTACAGCCCTGAATGGTGCTACGCTGAGCCGGGATACACTTGAGCACTGGCATGGTGTAGCGTCACTAAAAGTCCAGACCCCAGGTGCTGTTGCCATAGAGGGGGTTCGTGTTCTGGACGGCACCACTCGTACCGCAGGTGAAACGTGGTCGGGGAGCGTTTATATCAAGGGAACTGGTACGGTTTTTGTACGTCTTTTGGAATACGATACTGGTATCGCTAGTGATATCGTTGTCACGCTGTCGAATTCATGGACGCGCTATGCGGTGACAAGAACCCTGTCGGCTAACACTCGGCTTGCCATTGATATATTTACGAATTCAACACAGGCAATCACTTTCTATGCTGACGGTTTCCAGCTTGAACAAAAGTCTTACGTTACCTCCTGGACTCTCGGCGACACCACCCGCTCCCCCGAAACCCCGACCATCCCCACGGCGGGGGTGCTGAACCCTGCGGGGCCGTATACGTTGGAAGTGTACTCACAGAAGACTGTTCGCGATATTGAGCCGCTCATCTTCTATAAGGACATGAACAACCATGCAAGATTTGGCTACCGTGGCAATGCTGACCAATTTGTTCTGAGAATAATCAAAAACGGAACCACCGTTTTCTCCACAGCTTCTAGTGCCCTTGGCCTAAGTGGCTTTGTCTACAGCGCATTGGTGTTCACAGGCACCAAATATATTGGCTACGCAAATGGGCAGAAAGTGGTTGAGATAAGTAGCACCGAGCAAATAGGTGCTGATTGGGCCTTTACGCCAGGCAATCTCGGTAATAACTGCATCAACGGCCTCATCGACGACCTCCGCATCTCCAGCCGCGCCAGGACAGATGCGGAGATAAGCGCGGCGTATAGCAGTAATGCGCCGCTGCCGGTGGATGAGTACACAACGCTGAAGATTAATTTCGACGGGAACCTCAATGTAACATATAAACCGGTCTGGATCTCCCCTGTCATCGACGCCAGCAACGCCATCAACAAGGCTTCCGGTCACGCGGCCCTAACCGCAGAAACTCCAGGTGGGAGCACGGTCTCCGTACAGTCCCGTAGCGCCCCGGCTTCTACCGGGCCCTGGACGGATTGGGTAAACGCCCTGGCGGATGGAACCTTGCAGCACGCGGCGGATAACTTCGTGCAGGTAAGGCTGCTTTTGAGCCAGAGCAATTCCGATGATCCGAGCGTGGATAAACTGGTCGTCAGTTTCGACGGCCAGGCCAGTGCTACCCTCCTGGCAAGCGATTTTACAGCAGGCGGGCAGTTCTTCTTCGGGCAGTTGTCCGATTATCTGGTTGCGGTGAACGGATTAGACGCGCCCAGGAAATACGACGGAAGCACTCTAGCGGCTGTAGGAGGAAATCCTCCCCATGCCAGCTACATAGCGGCCCACAAGAACCGTCTCTGGCTGGCAAGGGGATCGCGCCTTTATTTCAGCGACCTGCTTGATGTCGATTCGTGGCCTGTGCTGAACTTTATCGACATCATGCCGCAGGATGGGGATGTCATTACCGGCCTCCTCGTCTACGGGGACTACTTGATCATCAGCAAGCAACACTCCATGTGGATGCTCACCGGGGAGGGAATAAACACCTTCGCGGTGCGTCGGATTCACGCAGACCGGGGAGCCTATGCGCCTAGATCTCTTTGTATCGTCAACCAGATGCTCTGTTTCGTTTCTGACGACGGCATTTACTTCAGCGACTTCACCCAGCCGGTGTTGATTTCCGAGCGGATGCGGCAGACGTGGGCCGGTTTGAACAAGCGGCGGTTGAATTTGGCGGTAAGCTGGTTTACCGAACACAAGCTCTATGTGGCCGTGCCGAACGGGGTGAGCCAGAGAAACGACCTGGTGATTATCTACGATGCCTTGAGACAGGCGTTTGCCGGAATCAGGACGGACTGGAAAATCTCCTGTTCCTGCGATTTCCGCGAGGCGGGAGAGATAAACACCTACATCGGGTGTTCGGACACCGGCCAGGTGAGGCGAGTGAACTCCGGCTACAGCGACGCAGGACAGCCCTTTACCTGCGACTACAGGAGCAAGGAATTTTCCTTTGGCGCTCCGGAGGTTCTCAAACGCTGGAACCGGGTTTATCTCCAAGTGAAGCCCGCTGCGCTTCCCGCTACTTTAACCATCAGCTTCATCGTGGACGGGAAAGAAACCCAGACGATGGACGTGAGTATACCCGCAGATACGGACGGCCTGATTCATACCGTGCTGGTACTGGCGAGCAAGGTAGGGGTTGTGGCGGGGCACCGGCTCGGAATCCGTATCCAGCAGCAGGTCCTGGACAACCCGGTCGGGATCCAGACGCTGTATATCGAGAGCGTGCCGACTCTTATTAAACCTACGGTTTGGGGTTGATCGTCATGGGATGGCTCGATACCGGACCCGCGCTCAAAGAATATTCCGCCAGGATTCTCTTCCAGATATTCAAGCGGATTGAGGATGCGATCAACTTCCTGGACGAGAACAACTTCAAAAACGGCGTCAGCGGAAGTATTATCAAACAGGGGACGTTGCACGGCAACGCGCTCATTGACAATTCCGTAGACGGGCAGACGAAGCTGGCCGACTTCAGCACAAACCTAAAGAAGCTCAAATGGGCCGAGTTTGAGGTTTTCCCGGTTTCGGCCATTCCGGTTTTTACGACCACCAGTACAACGGGTGTCAATGTCGGGCCGTATTTCGCCTGGGACCCGAACAAGTTTCCCGGGGGGAACTGGTACTTGGAGGCGAGTATTGCCACCAACAACGCTTCCGGGATTACTACGGTTACGCTGAAAGGGAGCGCCGACGTGGGCAGCGTGCAGACCAGCCAGACGGCTCTGACGAGGGTGAGAGGAACAACTGCTCTGACCATGCCCGCGACGGCTCAAAACCTCTGGTTTGCCGTCAAAACGAACAACAGTAGTTACACGGCGAGTTTTGCCGGCGCGCACCTTATTTATGTGCCTTAAAGGAGGCGGTTATTAATGGCTTTAAGCGTATGGGAGCAACTGGTAAGTAAAGGAATATACAAAGACCCGGCAGTAGAACGGAAATTAAAATCTCAGACCCCGACGACTCCTTCTGTTCCGACTACCCCGACCTGGCCTGCTGCTCCTTCCACTCCCAGAACCACGACCACGAGCGGGGGAGGAGGTGCCGGTGCTGGTTCTACCGTCGGCCTCAGGCAGTACCTGGAGAGCCTGGGGATTACTCCGAGACACGAACCTACCACACAGAAAGTAACGATAGGAAGCCAGTCCTACACGCCCCAGCAGTTGCAGCAAATGGGCGGGCAACTTGTCGGGGGAAGATGGCAACTGCCCCGATCCGCCGCGGAAAGCCTCGCAGCTCAGGCATTAGGAGTTGGAGCGATAGGGACGGGAAGTCCATCTTCGGGGCCTGCGCCTTACGTCCCTCCGGGAGCAGGAGCGCACGAAACGCTCTTGCCGGGAGAATCGAAAAATTGGATGTTTTCCAGTATTCCTGCTCCGACTTTAGAACCACCTGAGTACATCCTCCAGCCCGAAGAACTCATGGCGCAAATGCAGGCGCAGATCGCCCCCTACATGGAGGAGCTCCAGCGGATCGCCCAGGGGGTTGACGCGGAGACCGCGCCTATCATATCCCAGGCTTACGACCAGATCATGAGCATGATCAACAGCGCCGAGCAGGGACTGATCCAGAGGTTCACCGAATTAGGCCAGGGAGTAGACCCGGCTACACAGGCCGCCATCGCCAGCCTGAAAGAAACTGTCCAGCGGCAGCGGGAAAGTCTCATGGAAGACCTGTCCCGGCGGGGCCTCCTGCAGTCCGGTATCTGGCTGGAGATGGAAAACAGGCTGAATCAGGGCCTGCTCACCGAGCAGCAGAGGCTCCTAGCGACTAGGCTTTCCGACCTCCAGAATCAACTCAACCAGGCGTTGATGAGTCTGGCGCAGGCGAGAATCCAGGCGACATCGCAGTTGGGAACGGCGCAGATCCAGGCGGCGGAAGCGGCGGCGCAGAGAAGGCAGCAAGCCATCGCTGCACTGGCCGAAGCCGCGCAGAGGGCGCAGGAGATGTACCTTCGGCAGCAGCAAGAAGCGGCAAGACTGGCCTGGGAGCAACAGCAGGAAGCGGCAAAGCTGGCCTGGGAACAGCAGAAATACCTGACTCCGAGCTGGGAGCAGCAAGCGCAGTACACGGGAGTTATTCCGCCTCTCTACCCCGGAGACCCCAGCGCGGCCATCAGGCAGTTACAGCAGGTCTGGCAGGAAGCTCAGGCAAGAGGGGACACAGAAGCTATGACCCGGGCGCATGAAGCGGCGGAAGCGTTGCGGGCGGCGGCGGGTTGGCCTTCGGGAGGACCTTCCGGCCTGGGGACGGCGCACCTGATGACTCCTGCCGGTCTTTCGACCGCAGAAATGGAGAGGGCTTTACTTCCCTACCAGTATCCGACGGCAAGCTCCCTGCTCCCCTGGACGATGGGGCCTACTCCCTACCAGCAGGGGCAGTTGAGCCTCGAAGCCCAGAGATTGGCGCAGGCGGCGGCGAGGGCGGCTTCGGGTGGGGGCGGCACCGGTGGGGGAACTCTTACCGACCGCAGGGCGCAAGCAACGGCTAACGCAATGGCGGATATAGACAGGGCCATCGCAGCGGGTAAATCCAGGCAGGAAATCCTCGCAGAAATCAATGCTAAAACACCACAACTCACCGCAGATCTTGTCGATGTTGATACACTCAAGAGTTACTTAGCTTCCAGGCAGACAAAGAGCGAACTAGCCACAGAAGCCGAAAAGCAACGCTTGCAAAGTCGCCCCTGGTGGCAACAACTTGCGGATATCGTTATACCCGGCGCGCAGTACCGGTGAAGAGGGATAATTATGTCTTACACTTATCTGTTTAGAGAAGAAAAACCGAAAGGTACATATACTTATCTCTTCAAAGAAGAGGAAAAGAAAAAGCCTGTTACCGTCAAGACTCCGGCCAAGACGACGCCGACCATTTCTCAGTACAGGCCGACTCCTGCACCGAAAGCAACGCCGGAGTTGAAAAGCAAGCTCAAAGAAGAATGGGTTGAGGTTGTCCGCCCTGCCTGGCAAAAGGCTCTCGACATTATCTTGCCCGGAGCTCAATACCGGGAGCCCCCAAAGGAATTTATCGAAAGCCGGGTGGAAGCGGGAAGACGTACTCCTACTCTCTCTCAATACAAAGAACCCATATCGGAAAAAGTTGACCGGTTGCTCAAGGCGGGCGCCGTCGGTTTCGGAGAAGGCAGTTTTGCGCTTCCTGTAGCCGAGTGGTTCGGGCGCACTCAGGAACGGAAGATGATCGAAAAGGGATTGATGAGACCGGAATATGCTCAGTACACGCGACCGACTGCGCCCGAAGAACTTTATCCCGAACTGAAGGGCACAACCGGGGAGAAAATCGCGGCAGGGGTAGGAGAACTTGCCGGGGCGCTCTTCCCTATCGGCGGGCTTTACAGTACGGCGGGAAAAGGAGTATTGAGGTTGCTTCCTGAAGCCGGTAAAGGAGTCAGTCTCGCCAGGACGTTTCTACCCGGAGCCGTTTCAGGGGCAATTCACGGCGGGGCACTTGCCGCACTGGAAAGCAAACCGCCTTCGGAGATCGCCAAGAGAGCCGCGGGAGAAGCACTTCTTTTCGGGAGCGGGGATATAGCAACCCGGGCGCTGGGGAAAATAACAGGAACCGCCCTTGAAAGGCTGAAGCAGGCCATACCGAAAGCCCCCATAGCCGAAAAAGCCGTGAAAACAGTTCCGATAAAAAGACCCGAAAAGCCCTCCACCTTTAGATTTGCAGAGGGTGTCGAGAAACTATCGAAACTCAGTTCCATCGGCCCCCCGCCACAAGGAAGAGGCGCTCCCGCGCCACCCAGGAAGCTGATCATTAAGCGACTCGAAAATATCCTGGACATTCCTATGCGGGTGGGACGGCTCGGCCAATCAAAAAAAGTGTTGGGAATTTATAAGCCTAGAGAAGAGGTAATCCGTTCCAAGCTCGCAGAAGATCTTCCCGTTATCTCCCATGAGGCGGGGCACCATCTGGACAGGTTGTTTAATATTCGCAACTCTATTACCGATCCGGTTATGAAGCAGGAATTGTTGAGATTGGGTAGCAGTCAGCCTAAAAATCAGTTCACAGAAGGAATTGCTGAATTTGTGCGACATTATCTTTCCGGAGGCGATACAAAAGCTGTAGCGCCTAAATTCCACGATTGGTTTGAAAATACTGCCAAGCAGTATCCAGAAGTATTTGACGCTTTGCAGCAGTTCAGACAGGATTATATCGACTATATGACTGCCGATGCGGTTTCAAGGGTAAAAGCGGCAATTTCGGTCGGAGAAAAGAAAAAGAGGAAAGTTACCGTCGACCGGATTATGACCGCTGCGGTTGACGAACTTCGCCCGATTGACAGTTTTGTCGAGAAAGCAACCGGAGGAAAACGAGGCGAACTTTCGGCGGCAAAAGACCCGTTTGTCCAGGCGTGGCTTTCCCGGGGTTGGACGGGAAAGGCGAGGAAGTTGCTTTATTTCGGAGTGCGCGACGAAAAGGGTGAAGTTGTCGTACCCGCGCTTAACGAGGTTTTAAAACCTGTAGCCGGGCAAATCGACGACTTCCGGGCATACATCACGGCGCGGCGCGCAATAGAGCTTTCCGAACGAGGAATCGAAACCGGAATCGATCCGCTGGATGCTGCGGAGACCGTCAGGCGGCTTGACAGCGGGACTTTTCAGAAGGCGCATGAAGGACTGCTAAAGTTTCAAGACGGAATTCTCCTGGAACTCGTGAAATCCGGGGTGATTTCTCCGAAACAAGCGGCTGCCATGCGTGTTCTAAATCAGGAGTACGTCCCTTTTTACCGGGTTTTCGACGAAAATGCTGCAGGAATAGGCTTCGGGAAGCGCGGGTTTGCCGACCTTACTTCTCCTATTAAAAAGATAAAAGGTTCCGGGAGGACAATCGTCGATCCCCTTGAGAGCATTATTAAGAATACTTACTACATGGTCAACATCGCAGAGCGAAACAACGTCGCCAGGACCCTCGTGGAATTTGCAGAAAAATACCAGGGTATGGGCAAATTCGTTGAAAAGGTTCCGCCTAAAATATATCCCATAAAATTCGAGATAAGAGAAATCTCAAAGTATCTGGATGCACTGGGCGTCGAACTTCCCGAAGATGCCCTTAAAGAGCTTATCACAATCTTCAGGCCGAACATGATGGGCTCTCCGAAGGAGAACATCATCGCCGTCTTCAGGAACGGCAGGCGGGAACTCTACCAGCTCGACCCCGAGCTCTACCGGGCGGTATTGATGCTGGACAAGGAAAGCATGAATACCCTGACGAGGCTGTTGAGCTATCCTACCTCCTGGCTCCGGGCGGGCGCAACGTTGACTCCCGAGTTCATGATCAGGAACGTAATGCGAGATGCCTTCGGAGCATGGGTTTACTCGAAATACGGCTTTGTGCCCGGAATCGACACCATCCGGGGGCTCTTCCACGTTCTCAGGCGGGATAACCTTTATCAGTTATGGCTCGAATCCGGAGGGGCGAGCGCAAACTTCGTGAGTTTGGACAGAGCGTATCTCCAAGAAGATTTGCGGAAGCTCGTGACCAAGACCGTCTTCCAGCAGATGAAGAACTACGTCAGACATCCCCTGGATGTCCTGCGGGCGCTTTCGGAGTTTTCTGAAGAAGCAACAAGGTTGGGAGAGTTCGGCAAGGGATTGCGCGCAGAATTGAGACGCGGTTTGTCGCCGGAAGAAGCCGCGCAGAGGGCTGCTCTTGCTTCACGGGATGTTACTCTGGACTTCAGCCGGATGGGAACCGTCGGAAAGCCAGCTAACCAGCTTATCGCCTTTTTCAACGCGTCGGTTCAGGGCCTGGATAAGATGCGACGGGCCTTTACAAAAGGCGGCCCCGCCGGAATCATGAAAAACACATTCAAGGCTGTTACCGGCATTACGTTGCCTTCGCTCGTACTCTGGGCGCTCAACCACGACGATCCGAGATACCAGGAACTCCCGCAATGGCGCAAGGATCTGTTCTGGAACATCATTACGGACGAGTATATCATCAGTATCCCGAAACCGTTTGAACTGGGAATTATTTTCGGGACTCTGCCGGAGCGTGTCCTCGATTGGGTTTACGATAATGACCCGGAAGCAATCAAGGATTTTAAGCATACCTTAACCGAAGTGACGTTCCCGAACTGGATTCCGACCGCCCTGCTACCGGTTATCGAAGTCATCACGAATTACTCCTTCTTCCAGGGCAGGAGAATAACCCCGCAGACGGAAGAATATCTCTTAAAACAGGAACAATACGGGCCGTATACAACCGAAGTGGCTAAAGCGATTAGCCAGGCATTAGGCGCAGGCGGAGAAGCTCCGATTTCGCCCCGGCAAATCGAAACTTTGGTGCGGGGTTATACCGGCGGTCTGGGGATGCACGCTTTATCTGCTCT